AGAACAATACTACAAAGAACAATATATAAAAAAATGCGATACAAACTAACATACCAAGTAGGACAAAAGGTAGTTCAGGAATGGATACTTACCTCGCAATCATTAGCTTATTGGAAAAAGCAAGATTTAATAAAAACAGGACAATACCAGTTAGGAAAATTTAAAGTAACACCAATAGATTCGTTATGACCAAAGTAGAACTCATACAAGAGATTATAGAAAAGAACAAGTTATGGTCAAAGAACCGCAGCAGGGAATATATCTACAAGCGTTATTACCTTTACAATGAACTCCGTGTTATCGGATTCTCATTAGACGAGATAGGTAAAATGTTTGGAGGTAAGCATCACGCTACAATTATTCACGGACTACGGCAACACGAAGACTTACATCGGTTCGGATACGAAGACTACAAGATAGCTACTAAGCAAATAGATGATGTCTTGCACGGAGCTACGCTTCCTTACTACGATGACGCACCTGATTTACAAAAAGACGTACTAAAAGCAAAGACATACACCCAGTTCAAAAAGATTCAACGACATATAAAATTGGGCAAATACGAAACAGATTAAAAAAATAGTTATATTTGTAAAGGCGTGCAGGCCAGCAAAAACATTATTGAAAGCTCTTTTAGTGAGTACCGCTGCACCGGGAAAACTGAAAGGGCTTTTTTATTTAATTATATATTATGAATATTTTACAAAAAGCAAATGAAATTGTAAATCTTCGTCAAGAAGAAAAAGAAAGACAATATGGTGATTTTCATTTATCAATGGAAAAAACAGCTCAAATAGCTTCTTTAATGTCAAATAACCAAATATCAGTATCTGATTGCTATAATGTTTTAATAGCTTTAAAATTAGCTAGACAATCAAACGCTCATAAAGAAGATAACTTGCTAGATGCTGTTGCATATATAGGCTCTTTAAATGACTACTTAAATAAAATTTTATGAATAATTTTGAGCAAATGTATTCTACCGTAATGTCAAACTGTATGAAAACAGGAATTAAAGTAAATGGTAGAAATGGGCGTGTGCGTCAAATAACTGCGGCTCAAATTAGAGCAAATGTAAATGACGGCTTTCCTGTAGTTACTGGTAAACAAATATTTCCAAGGTCTTGTTTTGTTGAAACACAATGGCTTTTATCTGGTAATACTAATATTAAGTTTTTAAATGATAATAATGTGCACATTTGGGACCAATGGGCAAATAAAAATGGTGATTTAGGCCCTGTTTATGGTCATCAATTATACAACTTTAATGAGATTAATCAAATAACAAATGTTTTAAATGATTTTGAATTAAATAAACATTCAAGAAGATTGCTATTTACAATGTGGAATCCTACTCAATTGCAGGATATGGTTTTGCCCCCTTGTCATTATGCTTTTCAGTTTGTAATTGCAAATGATAAAGTTGACGTTGTAGTTTCTATGCGCTCTTTAGATTTGTTTATTGGTTTGCCTTATGACGTTGTTATGTATGCTTCAATTTTATGCGCTTTTGCTAATGAGTTTAATTTAAAAGCAAATGAAGTAATTATAAACGCTGCAAATGCTCATGTTTATGAAGAGCATGTAAGTTCTGCTGCTATATATTGTAACAGAAAAAAACTAAAACTGCCAGTCTTAACTTCTTGCAGCAATTTTACAAATTTTAAGTTTAATGAAATGAAGATTGAAAATTATCAGTATGAGCCAAGATTAATTGTTAATGTTATAAAATAAAAAATATGAAATTAAAAAATGAATTTGAGCCTATAAGAATTTGGGCTAATAAAAAAGGTATTTATGCAAAAGGAGATATTAAAACACAATATGTTAAACTTCAAGAAGAAGCTGGAGAATTAGCCAAAGCAATTATAAATAATGATAAAGACGAAATTATTGACGCTATTGGTGATTGCATAATTGTTTTAACAAGTATTGCATATTTTTCTAATACAAGCGTAGAAGAGTGCGTAAATTCTGCATATAGTGTAATTGCAAAAAGAAATGGCAAAATGATTAATGGTAGTTTTATAAAAAATAAATAATATGAGAGAGTATTTAGCAAAAATTAGAATACCAGAAGAATTAAAAAATGAATCTACTGGTTTTATTGGCGAAAAAATATTTGAATTGTGGTTTACGTATAATTATCAAGATGAGCCACTTTTTAAACAGAAAGCTGATATGGATTTAAATGGAGTAGATTTTGCTGACTCGCAAGGGACTACTTATCAAATTAAAGCAACAAAAGCTAAAACGTACACGTTTAATTGCGATTTAGAGCATGCTGGTCAACATTTAAAATGCTCAAAATATGTTTTTATTCAATTAACAGATAGACACGCTTATATTGAGCCTATTTACGATAAAGAAGATATTTTAACTAAACTAAAAAAATCTTTTAAAGAAGAAAAGCAATGTTTTGTATATTGCAAAGATTTGCTTCAAAGGGAGCTTTTTATTTAATTATAAATTTTAGTGCAGTAAAATGGCAAAAGACAAAAAATCGTTTATCCTTTACGTAGACCAAAAGGACTTGTTTAATAAGCTGCCTGATGAAATTGCAGGTAAGTTAATTAAACACATTTACTCTTATGTTAATGATGAGAATCCAGAAAGTAAAGACTTGATTGTTAACATCGCTTTTGAGCCAATCAAACAACAGTTAAAGCGTGACCTTAAATTATTTGAAGAAAAGCGTGTTAAACGAAGTGAAGCAGGTTTAGCAGGAGCTAACAAACGATGGCAAGAGATGGCAAACGATAGCAAACGCATAAATGCTATGGCAAAAATAGCTGATAATGTTAATGATAATGTTAATGTTATATCTAAAGATATATATAGGAGCTTCGCTCACCTGTCTATTTCAAATGCTGATATTGAGAAGCTATTGGATAAATACTCCTTAAACGAAATTGATGATGTGTTAGACTCCATAGAAAATTTCAAAGGCAACAAGAAGTATACTTCATTATATTTGACGGCTAACAAATGGCTCTCTAAAAACAAGAAATCTACGGAAGTTGAAGAGCCTAAAGAATTACTATTAGCACGAAAATTAGGACTATGTTAAGTAAGCAAGGAGACGCACTACAATACCTACTTGATGTGCGAGATGGTAAAATCAAACAAGGACTCGGTCTTGACTGCTTCTTAGATGAACACCTAAGATTCAAACCTAAACAATTGAACATTATTTTAGGTCACGACAATGTTGGCAAGACGTACTGGATAAACTGGTACTTTCTAACGCTTGCACTTAAACACGAACTCACATTCTGCATTTGGTCAGGAGAGAATCAGAAAGGTCAAATCCTACGAGATATGATTCAAATGTATAGAGGTAAGCACTTTAGCAAACTGAGCCACTCTCAAATCAGCGGAGACCTTGCGTACTTAGAGCAGTTCTTTACATTCATAGACAACTCCAAACTTTACAAACCTGATGAGATACTCGAACTATTTAAGAATAGCGGAGCGAAAGTAGGACTTATAGACCCATTTACGGGACTTGATAGAGAGATGAGCTTTGCAGGTAACTACGAGTTTATGAACCGAGCTAGGCAGTTTGTCAATCAAACGGGAATGACAATCTACATAAACACTCACCCTAACTCCGAATCGGGTAGGACTGGCAACCTATACCAAGACGGAGAATGGAAAGGGCATTTAAAGCCGCCACTTAAAGACCACATTGAAGGCGGTAAGGCTTTCCTTAACCGATGCGATGATATGTTTGTAATACACCGCCTAATCAAACACGAAACAATGAAGCTCATAACTTGGGTAGGAGTAGAGAAAGTTAAGGACACGGAGACAGGCGGTAAGCACACGGCCTTGAACGAGCCAGTTTATTGCAACTTCAATTCGGGAATTGGATTCCAAATAAATGGAGTAGACCCTTTAGCACTATTCCGACCAAACGAGAAGCAGATGGCTATACCAAAAGACGGTCAAATAGAAACTACATCAGAGAAACTTCGTAGACTTGCAAACAAAAACCCTTTTTAATATGGATTTATCACTTAAAATACTATGGGCTAAAACAACCGTATGGACGGTTAAAGAACGAATCAAGAACGTCAGAGAAAAACTTGAAAAGGACAAGCCTGAAGCTAAAGACTACATCAACGGAGGTAAAGAAAGCGAGGCATATTTACTTGAGACAATTCAGGTGATTAACCTACTTGAAGACGAAATAACATCTCTAAACAGAGAAATGAATCAACTGGCAAGACGCAACGCTCAACTGCGAGTAGCATACCAAGAATTAAAAGACGAATTAAAATACAAAGATGCCACGTTGTAAGAACTGCAAAGACAAGTTTGAGCCTGTGCGCTTTAATGCAAAATATTGCCTGAAAAACGAGTGTGTTCGTGCTTTTGTAGCTGAAGCCAAAGAGAAGCAATGGAAACAGACCAAAACAAGAATGAAAGCCGATTTAGAGACCGTACAGGACATCGTAAAGGCTGCACAAATGGTATTTAACAAATACATCAGAGAGCGTGATAAAGACAAACTTTGCATCTCTTGTAAGCAAGTACCAAAGAAAGTTAACGCAGGCCATTTTTTTAACGCTAACAACCATTGGAATGTGCGCTTTGATGAGGATAATGTCCATGTTCAATGCGAGAGGTGCAATAGCTTCTTATCAGGCAATTTGTTGGAATATCGAACAAACCTATATTTAAAAATCGGACAAGAAAGATTTGACCAACTGGAAGCAAGAGCAAGGGTAACACGGAAATTTACCAAAGACGAACTAAAAGAATTGATAAAAAAATATAAAAAAAAGTACAACGAATTGAAATAATCTATATCTTCGTATAAATAATTAAACGCTATGAAAAATTTATTTAAAAGTTTGGCAGCATTTCAGCAGGAAGTGCCAGTAATCCACAAAGCCACACAAGGCTATGGGTATTCTTACGCAGATTTACCCAAGATTTTTGAGGTAATCAATCCTATCCTAAAGAAACACGGACTCGGATTTACCCAACAACTTACAAACCAAGAAGGGCAAAACTGCCTCAAGACGGTTATCTTTCACGAAAGTGGTGAGTTTATGGAATCGGTTTGTATGATTCCTTACGTTCAGCTCAAGGGTATGAATGACTATCAAGGCTTTGGTTCAGGTGTAACCTACTACCGAAGATATGCATTAAGTTCTGCACTTGGTTTAGTAACCGACAAAGACACGGACGCATCAGGTGAACAAGAAAATAAAGGAAAGAAACTGCCTACAATTGACCAAAAGCGTTTCAGCGCAGCAGTTCAAGCCATTGCTAAAGGAGAATACACACGAGAGAAACTCGAAACATTGTTTGCATTAACTGAAGGTCAAACCGATATGCTTAACGCACTATGAAAGCTCTCAAGATTCGATGTTCTGCCATAGGGAAAATAATGGCGAACTCGCGCTCTAAAGGCGAATTACTAAGCCAAACGGCTAAAACTTACATACACGAACTTGTCTTAGAAGAGAAATACGGCATCCGTAAGGAATTTTCAAGCCGTTACACGGACAAAGGCAACGCAGTTGAGGATTTATCTATCTCGCTTGTCAATGATGTCTTAGACGTAAAATTCATATACAAGAACGAAGAGTATTTCGAGAACGATTATATCAAGGGAACACCTGACGTAAACACGGAAGATATATTGCTTGACGTGAAATCAAGTTGGGATGCTACTACGTTTCCGTTTTTCGATACCGAAATACCTAACAAAGACTATTTCTATCAATTGCAAGGTTATATGTGGCTAACTGGTAAGCAACAATCAATGCTTTGTTACTGCCTTGTTGATACACCTATTGAAATGGTAGAGGACGAAATCAGGAGAGCGCATTGGAAACTGCACAAGATTGACGAGGACTACGACTTGCGTGAGGAGATTCTGCGTAAACACGAGTTCAGTCAAATACCTAAGAACAGAAGAGTAAAGGTATTCTATGTACAAAAAGACGAAGCAGTAATCGAAGCTATCAAAGAGAAGATAGAGCTTTGCCGTGAGTATTATAATGCCTTAATTCAATTCCTATGAACCAGAAAGTAGAAGACCCAATTGTCCTAAAAGTAATGAGCAAGTTTTATGACCGCTCACAACGAGGAATAGAGAAGTACGGCACTATGTTAACACGAACTGATTTGAGTGCATTAGAATGGCTTAATCACGCTCAGGAAGAGGCTATGGACTTCTGCCTGTATCTCGAAAGATTGAAGCAAGAAGTAAAACAATTTAAACAACAAAAATGAAAATAGAAATCACCCACTACGGACACAAAGCCAGCTACGAGTTCGACCACGAGGATGTAGAGCTTGAGGACTTGATTTATCACATTGAGCAGTTGATTCGATTGACTGGCTATTCAATCAATGGAACATTAGAAATAGTAAACGAAGAACAATGAATTACGAAAACTACTACCGACTATTACACCTGTTAGCAGGAATAACAATTGGCTATTT